CCCTCATTTTGAATACCCCGCTTAGAACCTAATAGCCCAACATCCGTTGGGTTTTGTGGTTTATAACTTCTATGGAGAAAACTTATGACTGCCACTTTTACAAACAGGGCTGACTTACCCTTGTCATTAGCTGTATGGCTTACCCATGATACTTATGATCACGACGAACGTAGTAACCAGATCTCTGCCACCTCATTAATGCGATCTGTAAGACAAACTGTATTAGCAGCGCGAGTGCTTGAAGAAGATCGTATAGCTGATATTACCGACGTTGCAGCAAGTCGTATTGGATCGGCAATTCACGACATGATTGAGTCCGCTTGGGTCACTAATTACAGGCAGAACATGTCACGCCTGGGCATCCCTGAAAAAGTGATTGCTAAGGTGCGTGTAAACCCCTCTGCAGACGACTTAGAAGACTACCCTGACACTATTCCAGTCTACTTAGAACAACGCTCAGAGCGCGAAATAGACGGCTTTATCGTATCCGGTAAATTCGACTTTGTAGGTGATGGACGACTGGAGGATTTTAAGTCTACCGGTACCTACACTTACCTAAATAAAACCAATGATGAAAAGTATATTTTGCAGGGTTCCATTTACCGTTGGCTTAATCCAGACATCATTACTCGCAATGAAATGGCAATTGCATTCATCTTTAAAGACTGGTCTGCAGCTAAAGCCGCAGCCTCCAGTAATTACCCTAGTACGCCCATGTTGGAGTACGTCCTGCCATTGAAGTCTATTACCGAAACAGAAGGTTATGTGCGCACCAAACTCGCACAGATTAAGCAATTCACTGACGCACCGGAAGACCAGATACCTGAGTGCACTCCAGAGGATCTCTGGCGTAAACCTACCGTCTGGAAGTACTACAAGAAGCCTGAAGCTAAAAGGGCTACTAAAGTCCATACAAACGCAGCAGAGGCATATGCTTTTGCTAACCTCAATGGTGGTTTTGTTCGTGAATTTCCTGGTGGAGTAACTGCATGTAAATACTGTGACGCTTTCTCAGTGTGCACACAAAAAGATGCCTACTTAGCATCAGGCGAACTAATTATTAAGACCTAACCCTACAAGGAGTCAAGTATGCGCGAATTAGAGTATTTTAAACCTAGTCTGTGCAAGTACAATGAAACATCAGAAGACCTAGTTAAAGTGCTTATGCAGCACTGTGAAAACGAAGATCCCATGTTTTTCCGAATGCTTGTTTCTTACTATTTTGCCAAAGTAGCCTCCACCATGCGTGCTGAGATCCTACTCCACAACAACACCACACTTCCTATCAATATTTACGCCATTAACCTAGCACCTTCAGGGGCAGGCAAAGGTAAATCCAGAACGTTTATAGAAGATAAAGTTCTTTGTCTATTCAATGATCGTTTTAAGGATGAGACCCTCCCTTTAGTTGCACAACGTAACTTAGCTAAAATCGCCAATAGCCGGGCAAATAAGCACGGTACAGATCCTAATGCAGAGTTAGATATTGTTCATGCAGAGTTTAAACAATCTGGTGAGTGGTTATCCGCTTTTGACTCTGCTACTGCACCTGCTCTGAAGCAATTACGTCATAAGTTATTGATGGCAAAGGCAGGGTCACTTAACTTTGAGATGGATGAGATTGGTGACAATTTAACGTCAAACACTGATGCGTTTAGTAAGTATTTAGAGCTATACGACAAGGGCCAAATCAAAGAGTCTTTAGTAAAAAACACTAAGGAAAACGTACGCTTAAGTGAAGTTAAAGGTTCAACCCCATGTAACCTTTTAGCGTTCGGCACGCCATCTAGCTTGCTGGATGGTAGTCGTGTTGAAGATGAGTTTTACTCTATGATGGAGAAAGGCTATGCAAGGCGTTGTCTTTTCGCTTTTGCTCGTGAAGTTAAGCGCAATCTTACGTTATCTGCTCGTGAAATACAGGCACAACGTTCTAACCCTGCAAGCCATACGTTCATTACTGCTCTTGCTGAACGCTTACGCGTACTGGCAGGAGAAGTAAACTTTAACAAGCAATTGTTACTCGACAAAGACGAAGAAATTCTTCACATTGAGTACTCATTGTATTGTCGTGATCGTGCAGATAAGTTAGGTGACTTTGATATTATTCGTAAGACCGAATTAGAGCACCGTCACTTTAAAGCGTTAAAGTTAGCAGGCAGTTACGCATTCATGGAGGGCAGTGCCCAAATCCAGGAAGAGCACCTTTACCAAGCCATCGCTATTGTCGAAGACTCTGGTGATCAACTGGATAGATTATTAACGCGTGAAGGCCCGTACATTAAGTTAGCTAAGTATCTAGGTGAGATGAGGCGTCCTCTGACTCACGCAGACTTACTTGAGAGTTTACCGTTCTACCCTAAAGCAGCAAACATTCGCAATGACATGTTGACGAATGCGATTGCGTACGGGTACCAGAACCATATTATTATCAAGAAGTCATTTCGTGACGGTATTGAATTTCTAACAGGTGAAAGCCTAATAGAAACTGATATCAACAAGTTGACGGTATCTTACTCGACACACGTTGCCCACAACTACTTAAATGAAACCGTAACATGGGAGAACTTAGAGCAGTTAACCCAAGCTAACGGCTATCATTGGGTATCACACCATGTACTGGAAGGGCATCGCTGCGAAGAAAAGGCAAAGCAAGGCTTTAACTTGATCGTAATTGACGTAGATGGTGGTACTCCACTGAGCACAGCACAGGACTTATTTAAAGACTACCGGGCTATGTTCTACACGACCAAACGGCATGGTGAGAATGGGCAAGATCGTTTCCGTATGATCCTACCTATGAAGTACACGCTTAAGTTGGATCGAGATGACTTCAAAGAGTTTATGCAAAACATCTATGAATGGCTTCCCTTTGCAGTCGATGACCAAACAGGCCAACGTGCCCGTAAATGGTTATCTCACGCTGGAACTATCAGCTCTAGTGACGGTGAACTGTTTGACAGCCTACCGTTCATTCCTAAAACCAGTAAGAATGAGGAACGTAAGCAACAATTACTTGATCAGCATTCGTTAACAAACCTAGAACGTTGGTTTATTAACAACACTGGGGACGGCAATCGGTCTAACCAACTTATCAAGTACGCCTTACTACTCGTCGATGGCGGGCAAACCATCATGCAAGTCGAGCAAGCTGTACACAATCTCAACAACAAGTTAGCCAGTAAGCTACCAGATGATGAGATTCATCAAACCATTATGGTGTCTGCTCAACGCGCCATTCAAAAGCGGGCTGCTTAGCCCAGACCCCATTACCCCTTTTTTACCCTCCAGGGTACAACACCCCCGCGCTGTATGGCTCTCAGCGTGTTCGGGGTACAACAAGGGTACACCGCAAGTACTACAAGGGGACACATCCGTGTCCTTTTGTGGTGACTAATCTAAGAAGGAGAAACCCATGACTACTGCAGTCAATGATCATCTAGTATTACTAGGTGGTAAAGCGGCTTCTGGAAAATCAGCTTCATTACTGAATTTGAGAAACCCTGAAGGCGTCATGTACTTAAACTGCGAATCTGGCAAGAGATTACCATTTCGTAGTAAGTTCAAGGAATTCACTATTGTGGATCCTGCTCAGGTAGAAGAAGCGTTTCAACACGCTGAAACACTTCCTGACGTTCATACCATCGTAGTTGACTCACTTACGTATCTGATGGACATGTTTGAATCCACTCGTGTTATCAACAGTGCAAACACCATGAAAGCATGGGGTGAGTATTCCCAGTTCTTTAAGCGACTAATGCAGCAACATGTAACGCGTTCTACCAAGAACGTTGTATTCATAGCGCATCACTTAGACGTACTTAATGAGCAGGAGATGCGTATGGACACCCATGTGCCCATTAAAGGCGCATTAAAGAACAATGGCGTAGAAAGTTACTTTTCATGCGTCATTGCTGCCAAGTCAGTAGGTGTTAAAGACTTATCTACCTACGAAAATTCTCTTCTACATTATTCTGAAGAAGAAGAAATGCTTGGTTACAAGTATGTTTTTCAGACCAGAAAAACTAAAGGCACTGTCGGGCTATCTGTCCGTGCGCCATTAGGGATGTGGGAAACATCAGAAACATACATTGATAACGATATTCAACAGGTGTTTGATCGCCTTAAAGAATATTATAGTTAAACCTAAAGGAAAACTATTATGAATTTAGCTTCATTAAAGACCGACAGTTCAATTCAAGACGATACAGACACGTTAGGCGGTTCCCAGCGTATTGAAGTATCCGACATTTACAACTTAACCATTGACTACGCCTACTTTGATACTTCCCCTCATGGGTCTATGGCACTGAAACTCCAATTTACGTCTGATACTGGCAAAACGCATCAGCAAGCTCTTTGGATGACAGGACGCACCGATAAAGGGGGCAACAACTATTACACCCAAAAAAATGGCGAGCGCCGTTACTTAGCTGGTTTCTCATTAGCCAATGACATAGCACTACTTACTGTTGGTTCAGAAATTGGTGACTTGGAAACTCAGGAAAAGATGGTGAAGTTGTGGGACTACGATGCTAAGGCAGAAGTACCAACTAAGGTACCGATGTATGCTGAGCTTGTGGGTAAGAAAATCACAGCAGGCATGTTACGGGCTACCGTAGACAAGAACACCAGGCAAGACGATGGCAGCTATGTGAATCAAGGGGAAACTGAAGAGAAAGTGGAACTGCATAAAGTCTTCCGCGCCCGCGATAGACTGACTCGCACAGAGATCGTAGCTGAAGAGACTGAAAGTGTATTTCTAGGTAAATGGATCGAAAAGCACAAAGGGACTATTGCCGATAAAGCGCCTAAAGCTAAGGCACGGGCTGCTAATGGTCAACTTGCACCAGCGTCCCTTGTCGCTCAACCTGCTGCTGCCAAGCCTGCTACTTCCTTGTTTAAATAGTGAGAATAGCGGGATTAGATCCGTCACTCTCAAACTTTGGTATGGTAAAAGGAAGCCTTGGTTTTGACCAGGGCTTTCCTGTATTTGACCTGGAAGAATTGTTATTACAAGAATCCAAGTCAGACAAAGCCAATGCTAAAGTTGTTCGTAAGAACAGTGACGAGATAAACCGCGCTAGGT